AATACCCACCACAGGTTACTATCACCATACATATCATACGCTAATAAATCCGGTCTTCTATTATACGGAGGGTCAATTTGATAACGTGCGTCCGACACATCAGTTGGTATTGTTATACCTTTCCATATATCAAGGAATTGGCCCCAAAGTGGAGTATTGTGATATGGACTAGACTGTTTATAAATTGCAGACATTAGATAAATCCTCCATTACCGCTCGAGCCACCATTAAGTGCCGGACTTGTTGCGCCAAATGCCGACGACGGGCCGCCGCTTCCGGCTGTATTAACAAGTGCTCCACGGGCAAAATCATTGAGACTAAAGCCCTGGCTTTGTGATAAACGACTGTAGACCGGTTGTAGATTTAAAGTTAATGTACTGGTAGTAGGCAAGCGTGTACTATTTAACACAGGATTAGTCACAGCAGGATTATATACCAGGCCGGGTTCGGGTATGTCCATGTAGTCTACACCATCTGGCATAGTATGGCTAAACTGTGTTACTACACAAGGAACATTAGGCAAATAATATTGACCGTACCCATTTAAAAATACAATCGGTGGCGGATTTCCGGCTAACTGATCTTGCCCGAAGAACATTTTGGTAATTGCTCTAAAGAAATATATTGTTGCTAACAAGTATTGCCCTTCATTTACATTTTGTACTGTAAACTCACCACTAATATTAATATTCTGTACTTCACTATTTTCATAGAAATAGTTAGTATAATTGTTATGTGTTAATTTTTGTGCCCCATAATTAGCCGCATGAGTAATTTGTACCGACGGGGTATATGGAAATACTACACCAACACGAGTTTGTCCGTTTGGCCCAAATAAACTGTTTACTGATTGTACTACTGCGCTAGTTATGTTATTTCCCACTTCTGATACCAATGGGCTTAACAATCGATTGCTTGGATCATTGTAGAAATAGTTACTGTTTGGAGCTAAACTAACCCGTACCCGCCAATCGTAACTAGCCTGAGGATAATTCACAACCAAATTTGGTCCAGCAGTACGAGTAGCATAGGAAAACATGCTAGCCACGTTTTGTCTGCTCATTAAAGGATTTAACCCAACAGACCCTGATAGGCTATTAGTTACAGCCTGCCCTATTTGAGCGCCAAAACTTACGTTCTGATTAGTAGCTGTTGTTTGTAAAGGTTGATTCGGCAGTACTGGCATATAGTTCCAATTTATACTGTATTTATTATCTTAATAAACGGCTATTATAATGTTTGGTTGCATTTCAAATTTAGGTTGACTAATTGAGTTTAAATATGTTAGTATGTACTTACTTTAAAGGAATCACCGGATGGCACGCCACAATTATCTAAATAATAAAGATATTTTAAAAGAAATACATAAAAGCAAGAATACATATTGCTATTATTCAAGTCCCGAAGTTACAGATTATGATATGATTCTGCCGGACGTTAAAAAAATCAATAAAAAGAACATAATGCAAGCACGAAAAGATCGTGCTGTCCGTTTAGCTAAAATTGCGTATGATGCTCATCATGCTCAAGAAGGCGCAATTAAGCGTAAAATGGATGAATTTGAAATCAAGCTCAAAGATATTCCCGATACTGCTGTTGTATTCCGTGTAATGACATGGGATCATATTCCAGTTGATGATGTTAAATCACGTAAAGCTGCTGTTAAAGCAATGGAGCTCGAAGATGAAGGCCCGGCTAGATCTGAGTACGATGATGACGAATTAGACATTGCCGGTAATACTAAGTACGTTAAAGTAAACTTTCCACCATTTGAACACTTTCAAGTAACCGAAGAGGGAGACCCTGTGTTAGTAGGACGTAGTCACTGGAAAGGTGATTTAATCAAAGGATCATTTAGTCGCGAGCATGGTAAAATGACGCCAAAGTTAGCTCATATGTTTATTAAATTATGCGAACGTTATGCTACCCGTTCCAATTGGCGTGGTTATACATATAATGACGAAATGCGTAGCCAAGCATTATTACAGTTAAGTCAAATTGGGTTGCAATTTGATGAGTTTAAATCGCAGAATCCATTTGCATACTACACAGCCGCTATCACTAACTCATTTACACGGGTGTTGAATATCGAAAAGCGTAATCAAAATTTACGTGATGATATTTTAGAAATGAATAATTTAACCCCGTCCTATACACGCCAGGGACAAAAAATTAGTTCTACAACAGGCGGCAGCGATGGTGGATATGACGATTGATTGTTTATTCAAACTCATGTAGCTTTGGTGCACCACAGGGACATACAATTTATCCTGAAGTTGTTGCACAGGAGTTAGCAGCTAAATTAGTAAATGATGGTACTCCGGCTTCGTGCAATCGGCGTATAATACGTAGTTCTATTAGATCATTGATTGATATTCGAAAAACTCATAGTGGGCCGTTATTGGCGTTAGTGGGTTTATCGTTTATTAGCAGGACTGAATTATGGCAACCACATTTACCCCCAGTCGGCAATGATGGTGATTTTCATCCAATTACTAATGCCGGTATACAGAATCTAGATTGGTCTGGCGGATTAATCAACACCCACCGCCCTAATGTTCACGAGTATGCGGATTCCGAAATAAAAGACTATTACAAATACTGGCTATTACACTTTTCTAAAGAAGCAGAAGTCACTAACTTGATAACCGATGTTATTATGCTTAATTCATTTGCTGAATCAATTAATTCGCAAATTTTAATTTTTTGTAATTGTCAAAAACTCCCATCACTTCCGGAAGTTGATGTAACTGCACCATTTCTTGCCAACTTTAACGAATATGCTAATACAAAAAATTCAATCATCGATTTATGGAATTTTAGTTTTGCAGACTTTGCATTAAACAACGGGCATTTACCAAAAGATCAAGTTAAATATGGATTAACTGGGCACCCGGGCAAAGAAGCACATCGTGAATTTGGGAGATATTTATTGGAAAAAATCGCAACAAACCAGCATTGACTTTGTAGCAATAATGTAGTAAAATTACACAATGACTAATCTATTCAAAAAAGCCGCAGTCTTTACAGACATTCACTTTGGATTAAAATCAAACAGTACTCTACATAATGACGACTGTTTAAATTTTGTTAAATGGGCCACGGCCAAAGCCCGAGAAGAAGGGTGCGAGACCTGTATCTTTACAGGAGACTGGCATAATAATCGTGCTAGTATCAATATCCTCACACTACAATATAGTCTACAAGCACTAGAGCACTTAAATGCAAACTTCGACAATACTTACTTCATTCCCGGCAATCATGATCTTTATTATCGCGACAAGCGTGACGTACAGTCTGTGGAATGGGCCAAGCACCTCAGCAATATACACATTTGCAACGATTGGACTACTTTCGGGGATGTCACTATTGCTCCGTGGCTAGTTGGTGATGATCACAAGAAACTCAAAAAATTAAAAGGCAAATACTTATTTGGGCATTTTGAATTGCCCGGGTACTTAATGAATGCTATGGTTGCTATGCCGGACCACGGTGAGATTACCGGAAATGATATGCAAGGGTTCGAGCATGTATATTCTGGACATTTCCATAAACGACAAACTCAACGTAATGTAACTTACTTAGGTAATTGCTTCCCACACAACTATGCCGACGCAGGCGACGACGATCGCGGATTAATGATCTTAGAGTGGGACAAGCCACCGGAGTTTCATAGTTGGCCCGATCAGCCCTTATATCGTGTGTTTAGTTTACGGGACGTATTAAACAATACCGAAACAATGCTTAAACCTAATATGCATGTGCGTGTAAACTTAGATGTAGACATTAGTTACGAAGAAGCCACGTTTATTAAAGAAACATTCATTGAAACATATAAGTTACGAGAGATTACACTTATCCCTGCTAAAATTACAGATTTGACAGATTACGAAATACAAGGTAATATTGAATTTGAAAGTGTAGACCAAATTGTTTTCGGACAACTAAACAGCATTGAGAGTACACAGTTTAATAAAAATCTTTTGTTAGACATTTATAGAAATCTATGAACTTAGATCACTTTCAATTTGATCGTGTACGTACTGTTGTAGAATATTTAGAGAAACCATCTGCAACATTACATCGTGAGCTATACAGCCTCAAGCAGGAATCATTTCCAAATGATTATAGAATAATATTCTCTTGTTTTGAAAATCTTGAAATAAAACAAATCGAAGATTTTGCGTATAGTCTGCAGAAAAGTTTATCTTTTATTGATATTCCAAACTTTTTTGTTATATTTTTATCAAATAATCCTGCAATAAAACAAATACTTGCAACTGCAACACAACTATATTCAAACGAAGAAGATCCTATTGCATTCAAATTAGTAGATACTCCTGTGATTAACTATGATAAGACTAGTAATGTGATTCTTAATCCGCCCGAATCTATCTGTACGCAACCATGGATATCGTTAGATGTTACTACTAACGGGGAATTTCGTCCATGTTGCTTTTATAATAAAGTAATAACTAAAAACAACGGGACTCCGTTTCATGCTCAAGTTGATACGTTTGATGACGTATATAACAGCGATTATATGCAAAAACTTAGAGAAGACTTTAGACATGGAAGCAAGCCCGAGCCGTGCGCCAGATGCTGGAACGAGGAACGCGACGGCACTGAAAGTAAAAGACAATTACTTAAACATCGCATTGTGCCCGAATCATATAATTCAAACTGGGAACAAGATAATATTGCGAACCTAGTATTTGCAAGTGTTGCATTTGGTAATGTATGTAATTTAAAATGTAGAATATGTAGTCCAGATAATAGTAGCCTATTCGCTACAGAATTAATCAATAATTCAAATGTTAAAGATAAAAAATCACACCCAGTGTATCAATTGATGTCGGCCGGTAATTGGATTAAAGATGACAATGCCAAAATTTGGAATTCAATACTAGATCTAAAATCAAATATTGTACATTTTGATTTAGCTGGTGGCGAACCTATGCTGTCAATTAGGCACTTTCAAATTCTAGAACAGCTTGTTGCACTAAATCGGGCTAAAGATATTAGTATACATTATAATACTAACGGTACTGTCTTCCCAGAAAAATATATAAGTTTACTACAACAATTTAAAAATGTTGAAATTGCCATTAGCGTCGATAATATAGGAAAACGATTCGAGTACGAACGTCCAGGAGTTGCATGGGATATAGTCAACTCAAATATAAAACAATTTTTAGCATTAGACTGTAGTGTTATTAAAATAGCACTACATTTGGCAGTTAATATTCAAAACGTGTACTACCTACCAGAAATATGTAATTGGATAATCGCACAGAAATTTGATAGCTTTCATTTTAGTACCCTGTACCTTCCAGAATACTTAAATATTTCGCATCTTACTAGTAGCGCAAACAGGTTAGTTTTAGAAAAGCTATCCACATATCATTCAATTGATCCTACAGTATCGATGTTTATTAGTAATATTATTAACATTTTAAAATCAGCTAAACCTTATAGTAGCGACGATTTTTGCAATTATATGAAAAATCTTGATTCCATCAGGGATGAGAGTTTTTCTGCATTATATCCCGAAATATCCCGGGCAATGGAATATTGACTTTTACAACTAAATCTAGTATATTAATTTAATGTTTAAAATAAAAACTCTAACCGTTAAAAACTTTATGAGCGTGGGTAATACTACCCAGGCTGTTAACTTTGATCGACAAGATTTAACGCTAGTATTAGGTGAAAACTTAGACTTAGGCGGTGACGATTCTGGTGCGAGAAACGGTACGGGAAAGACTACTATTATTAATGCTCTGAGCTATGCCTTATACGGTAACGCACTTACTAACATTAAGAAAGATAACTTAATTAATAAAACTAATCAAAAGAATATGATGGTTACTATTGATTTTGAAAAAGACGGTGAGCATTATCGCATTGAGCGTGGACGTAAGCCCACAGGCATGCGCTTTTGGGTAGGAGATCAAGAAAAAGAAATTACCGACGATGCCCAGGGCGATAGCAGAGAAACCCAAGCAGAAATAGAACGTATGCTAGGTATGTCGCATGACATGTTTAAGCATATTGTAGCGTTAAACACGTATACTGAACCATTCTTAGCCTTACGTGCAAACGATCAACGTGCTATCATTGAACAGTTACTTGGTATTACATTACTATCAGAAAAAGCAGACAAATTAAAAGAACAAGGTAAAGCAACTAAAGACGCTATTACCGCAGAAGAGTTTCGTATTAAAGCTGTTACTGATGCTAACGTCCGCATTCAAGAGCAAATTGAAGCATTGAAGCGTAGACAAACAATGTGGAACAACAAGCACGATGATGAGATTAACAAGACACACGATGCGATCGAAGAGCTTCAGAAGATCGACATCAAGGCCGAGATTCAGGCACACCAAGCGTTCAAGACATGGGATCAACTTAGAAAGGATCTCAATGAACTATCGTCGGCGATTAGTCGCACCAAATTGGACCTTTCGCGGGAAGAAAAAAGTGTTAGCAAGATATCAGCAGATATTGATTCGCTGGAAAATCATACGTGCTCCACTTGCGGCCAAGAGTTCCACGACGAAAAGCACCAACAGGTTATGGGACAGAAGCAGGGAGAACTATCAGTGGCTCGCGACTCCGCGGAATCTTATGCTGCCACTTTGGCTGAATTACAGTCGGCTGAGCTTGGGCTGGGCAAACTCGGTCCACGGCCAATAATGTTCTACGATAAGGAAGCCGATGCTATCCATCATCAAGCAACTGTAGACAACTTAATCAAGCAACTAACTGCCAAGGTAGCAGAATCAGACCCATATACAGAACAAATTGCAGAAATGCAGGAAACCGCATTAGAAGAAGTTAGTTATGATACAATCAACGAACTTACAAACGTTAAAGATCATCAAGAGTTCTTGCTAAAGCTATTAACAAACAAAGATTCATTTATTCGTAAACGTATCATTGATCAAAATTTAAGTTATTTAAACGCCCGCTTGGGACAATACCTAGATCGTATTGGCTTACCACACACAGTTAAGTTTAACAACGATTTAACTGTAGCCATTACTGAGCTAGGTAGAGATTTAGACTTCGATAACTTATCACGTGGCGAACGCAATAGACTTATTTTAAGTTTGTCATGGGCATTTCGTGATGTGTGGGAAAGTTTATATCAACCCATTAACTTGTTATTCATCGATGAGTTAGTAGACAGCGGTATGGATAGTTCGGGGGTTGAAAACTCTTTGGCTATTCTTAAAAAGATGAGTCGCGAAGCTAACAAGAGTATTTGGTTAGTGTCGCACAAAGATGAACTAGCAGGTCGTGTTAATAATACACTTCACGTAGTTAAAGAAAACGGGTTTACAAGTTATAATACGGATGTAGACATTGTATGAACTCTATAGAGGTGTTGTTGCAAGATAAAAAATTTGATAATGTTAAAATTTACATTAATCAACAACTTGTGGCACACGATATAGATTGCACTTCCCTTAAAGTTAGTTTCTCTAACGAATTTCCTGTACAAATTGATGTAGAGTTTTGGCCTTTTAAAATTAAGCCTAGTGTCAGGTATAATGATTTTATGCTAGATTACTGGTTAGCCGATATTTTATTACAAGATCATAAATTAACAATGAGTGTGACTGATAATTTTTTTAACGAATATAAAAATAAGAATATACAAGGGCGTATTAATAGTTTGTCTGAAAAGCAACGGCAGAGTAAGCATTTCTTTGATCTATATGTTGGTATTAATAACGGATACCCTAAGATTGTCAAGGAAATTAAAAAAATACTTTCATAATGAAAAATCTTGTTATTATATCGTTACCCAAAGTTGAGCTTGCATATCCGCCCGGCGCATTAGCAATACTTTCCAGTGTAGCTAAAGAAAGCAATTACAATGTTACAATTTTTGATTACAATTTAGATTTATTTGATGGACTTAGTTCTAAAGAATGGCAACAGCTTGAATCTTGGAATGCATTTTCCAGCGATCATATAGATATAAAACTTGAAAATAAATTAAAAAAGATTTTTAAAAATGGTCTTAATTCTAAAATTAATGCCCAAACTGATTTTGTTTGCTTCAGTGTGTTTAGTTATTTTAGTAATCGTATTGCAACCAAAGTACTTGCATGGTATAAAGAATCCTTTACAATCACTAGTGTAGTTGGCGGAACGGGCGTATCAACTGATACCAGTGTTGGGAATAAGCAAATCTTCGGTAATTACATTTTAGAACACAAGTTAGCCAATTTTGTAATATACGGAGAAGGCGAAATAACGTTTCGCGAATTACTCAACGGTAACAGTAAGTATCCCGGGATTAATCAAAACAATCCTATACAAATTGAAGATCTATCTAGCTTACCTGTGCCAACATATGAATTTTTTGATATGGATAGATATCAGGGCAACCGGGTATTAATTACGGGCAGTCGGGGATGTGTACGTAACTGCACATTCTGCGATATAGCATTAACGTGGCCAAAGTTTAGATATCGTAGTGCAGAGAGTATTGTTGCAGAGATTAAAAAACATTTTTATGACTACGGAATTACCAATTTTGAATTTACTGATAGTTTAATAAACGGAAGCATTAGTAACTTTGATCGATTCAACGAATTGTTGTACGAGGAAAAATTAAAAAATCCCGAGTTAGAACCTATTAGATATCAAGGACAATTTATTTGTAGACCATCTACGCAACAGCCAGCACGTAGCTATGAGCTTATGCGGTTAGCCGGATGTACTATGTTAACAACTGGCATTGAGAGTTTTAGTAACAATGTTCGTACTCATATGCGTAAGAAGTTTTCAAATGCCGACATTGATTATCACTTAGAACAATGTGCGCTGTGGGGTATTCCAAACGTATTCTTAATGATTGTGGGATACCCAACCGAAACAGCACAAGATCATCAAGACAATATCGATGCTATAAAAAAATATAAAAAATATTCAGATATGGGAACGATATTCATGATGCGCTGGGGATTTACCATGCACTTGTACGACCATACCCCAATTATGGATATGGTACACGATTTGCAAATAAATATTAGTGACAATATTAAATTTGATAGTGTCTACAGTTGGACTTCTGCACTAAACCCCAGTAATACTCTCAAAGAAAGAATACGTAGACGTATCGAAATACATGAACTTTGTGTCGAGTTGGGCTATCCGATGCCAAGAGTTCGTGAAGAGTTACTAGTACTTAAAAAATTAGCCGAACAATCAAATTTGATTGAATATTCTGCGAAACCTGTTATACTATTAGAAAAAAGATAATAATGAAAGATATATTTGAAATTCCGGATTGGGTTAGTTCCGCAGAGCTCAATGAAATTGCTAACATCGTAAAAGATTGGGAACGAGTTGATTTTCGTCCTGACTACGGCCGTTTCCCCGGGGAACTTATTGCTACACAAAGATGGCATACATGGAACAACAATGACGAGTTGGGACTATTACTTAAAGAGCGTATGAATCAAGTATTAGGAGAAAATATCAAAGTTGTAGAAGTTGACTATGTAGAGTTATGCTTGCCGTGGGATATACATAGCGAATCTAGTCGCCCTTTAAAAGGATCATCAACTTGGTATACATTTATTATTCCATTAGAAAGCTACGAAAGCCGCACAATAATATTTGATCAAACAGCACCCGATTATAACGATTTTTACAAATATAAAGAATTAAATGAAAAATGCAGTCATCCCATAGATTTAAATTTTTGGAACGATAATCTATCGCATTGTTGGGACGAGGATCGAGAGTATTTAAGTTTAAAATATGTAGGACAGAATTGGAAGGCGGGTAGTACATTGTTTTTTAAACGTAACTTATTCCATAGCAGTGACAATTTTCACGTTAGACAAATTGGTCCTAAGAAGTTTTTACAGGTTCTAGTAGACTTAGAATAACTATGTTAGCTACCTGGCATTTTCATATTGAGATTAGTAGCAAGTGTACCTTACGGTGCCCTCGTTGCGCCCGACAAGAAGTTCCTGATAGTTTAATTAACACAGAGTTAGCCTTAGAGTTTTTTAAAAGAAATTTTACAGAAGAATTTATTCTTGCTAATTTAGAAAAGATTACATTCTGCGGCGACGACGGGGATCCTATATATGCACACGATTTAATCGCCGTAATTGAATATATTAAAAGTATTAAACCTGTTGAGATTGTTATTATCACAAACGGTAGTCATAAGAAACCGGATTATTGGACAGCATTAGGTAATGTACTTACAGAAGCAGATACCGTACACTTTAGCGTGGATGGATATGATAATGCAAGTAACAATTTGTATAGGGTAAACAGCGATTTCGTATCTATTATTCAAGGCATTGAGGTGTTAAGAGCCACTAGTAAGTGTCGTTTAGTATGGGCCGCTATAGCGTTTAAGTTTAACGAAGATCATATAGATTATATGCAATCTTTAGCAAACAAATTAGGAATGGATGCTTTTCAATTAACACGTAGCACTAAGTTTGGAAAGATATATCCCAATTATGGAACTATAGATCCTCTACAACCCAGCGATAGGTACGTAAGTAATACGCACCGATTCGAGCGCGATACTACCCGTTTTAATAATAATGTTAGCAACATACATCCTATTAATATTACATTGTATAATCAAGTTAAAGACAATCCGACAATCATACCCTTGTGCGAAATTGGCAATAAAGGATTGTATATTGATGCTCGAGGCAGACTATTCCCTTGCTGTTGGGTAGCCAACAGATACAGTCATAACAACGAATGGCAACAATTAGCAGAACGATTCAATTTGAACAACAGAACATTAACAGAAGTAATAGCCGATCCATTCTGGATAACAGAGTTTAAACAATTCCGCTGGCAAGAGTGCAATACTAAATGTACAAAAGCCGTAGTAAATCAAGACTATGCAACAACTTGGTAACTAGGGGATAATTATTACTACTATGTACAACAGTATGCCGTCGGCAAAAATGGACTTTAATAAACTTGCTGAGTTAAAAAGTACACTCAATGATAGCCAATATATTGAATACATTTTTCATAAACTGTTTGATAACCCCGGTGCCGAATTTACACCAGACTCTCATACTGTGTGGAGTTATCCCGAATGCTGGTTAGCCAGGTACTATTGTTATTATGTGTTACATCAGAATTTACTTAAAGATGCTAAGATTTTAGATCTAGGATCAAATCTTAATTTCTGGAGCGTATGGGCTATATTAAATGGTGCTAGTCATGCAGACTGTGTTGAGCCAGACACAACTCGAAAAAGTCTCGGTGATGAGTATATCAAATTAAGAAACCTATCCGGCATTGTTACAAATACTAAAATGTCGTTAAACGAGTACATGCAACAATATAATAACGAACCGTATGATGTTGTATTTTTCCTGGATGTAATGTACTATTTAAACAACGGCATCGATGTACTAGCATTTATAAAGCAAAAAGTGAAACCAAAGTTTTTATTTTTTGAAAGTTCAGTTATAGATGATTATTGTGATGATGGGCATTTTGAATTTTGGAAAGCATCAACTAATACTAAAAATATACAATCATTTACTAATACCGGGGAAGAATACACAAGTGGGTTGATGCCTTCTCGTAATGCGCTAAATTCTGTACTAAAATATCATGGGTGGGAAGTATTATTTTATTACGATTATCACGATTTTATTGGGCATGGTGAGTCGCCACCGAGAACCGCTGGGAAGAAAAACTTCTATGTATTAAAAAATACAGATACAGGCAAATGATGATAACTACTATGCATGTCATGGCTTTTTGAAAACACTCTAGTAGAATCTCTTCCCGAAGATTGCGTCGGATTTGTTTATTTAATTACAAATAAACTTTCTGGAAGAAAATATATTGGTAAAAAGCTCGCAAAATTCAGTAAAACAGCGTATAAAGTAGTTAAGCTCAAGAACGGCACTAAGAAGAAAAAGAAGATCCGTAGCAAAATTGATAGTGATTGGCAAGAGTATTATGGTTCCAGTCCAGAATTAACAAAAGATGTAGTTGCATTAGGCGTTGAAAACTTTAGTAGAGAAATACTTTACTATTGCCGGAGTAAATCGGAGTGCAGTTATATAGAAGCAAGAGAACAGTTTAGTCGCAGAGTATTAGAAAGCGATGATTATTATAACGGGCACATACAAGTACGTGTGCATGGTAGTCACATTAAGGGCAAGATTTGAATAAAGTATTATTTGCCGGGTGTAGTTATACACAAGGCACTGGGTTTGATCAAGAAGAACACGCACCGGAACTTTGGGTTAATTTACTGCATCAAAATAGTTTTTTACGTGATTACGAATTAGTTAATGTTAGCGAAGCCGGCAGATCTAATGCTATAATATTTAATCGCACATTGGAGGCACTAACAAACAATAGTTTCAAATATGTGTTTGTACAGTGGTCTAGTGTACCAAGATATGAAATGCAATTAGGATTAGAATTATATAGCACTAAAGTAACTTTTATGCCAAATGCAGGATTATTTGATGTTAATACAAACGAAATAAATTATTCTAAGAAGTATTTAGAGAATATAAGAGATAGATTTACAACATTAGCAAATTTACATCACGAAATACTAGATTTAGTAAGATATGTAAATGTTCTAATAAAAGTTGCAGGTTTATACAAAACTAAGATCTTTTTTATAAACGGACTATGTCCGTGGGATGAGAATTATTTTAACAAATTAACAAATGCAATGCCAAGTGACTATACACAATTTACTAAGAAATTAATTAATACAGACAATCGCAACGACGAAGAAATTTTTAAATTATATAATAAAATACATAAAGAATACACAGATGCAGGAACTATACAAGAGTCGCACTGGCTTAACCTATATAACTCAATGCTGTATTCTAAATTAGATACAAACAACGACAACGTACACCCCGGCATAAAGTCCAACTACTCCTACTATACAAATTTCCTAGATTCTTTAATGGAAAAGATTTAATTCAATAGACACAAAGTCTGACTCGCAGTAAAATAAACTCATATTATGACAAAACTTAAATGGGACCGCCAACCACAAACTAGTATATTAAACACCGAATACTGGAGTAATCCAAAAAAGGGGTTTGATAAACAATGGCACGATAAGAAAAACACTTTAAATAAAAATTTAGGTGTGCATGTAGCACACGATTGGGAACCCGTTAAATTAGAATCCGGGCCGCATGTAGGTAAGGCAGTTTGTAAAACATGTAGCGGAAAATTTATAATGTGGTTACCAAAGAATTATTTTACTAACACATAAGGTTAGCGGGCCAGTTGTAATACCGCTGTGGAAAAACCGGGGAATAACCGGACACGTAACATATTGAGGCACTCCCGTGGGTTTATCCCACTATCCTGAAAAATCGGAAGTGAGTCTGAGGGTAAAACAATACACCCAACGCATTGATATAGTATGAATTGTTAGCATACAAAGACACTGGCTATAAAAACTTAAACACTAGGAACGAGGTTTAAGGTAGCAGTAGCAATACTGTGAGATCGATGTAGGTTGGGAAAGATTAGAGCCCATTAGCATTCAGTGTATAATAAAATACCTATTTCCAATGTCTCGGCTAGTGATACTCACATGAAGCGGACTGGATGGAACCTGTGAAATGGTTCCGTCTGACCAGATTTATCTACATGAAACTATCAACTTCGTTGTAATTTAAATATGTAATAAAAGAAAAACATTGCTGAGTGATAACGAAAGCAATAGACTTACGCAAGTAAGTCTTAAACGAAACACGCAAAGTAATACATAATACTAAAAAAATGGGAGGCCTGACTCTTTTGTGGTATCTAAGTTATCTTTAATGATTTTAGAAATGATTTCTCGTTCTTGAGTACTCAGAGCTAATGCATCTTCATAAGATAGCCCACCCCGCATAAACCATGACATTTTCATTGATTCTTCTCTTATGGCTCTTGCTTCTCTATCTAATGTAGCAAATTCCTGAGTGATTTGCTCAGGAGTTAAAGTCAAGAGCCGTTGGCGAAAAAATTTGCGTAATTAAACTCCAGCGGAACTTGATATTCTTTTTTGCAAGACCCACACGAAACAGACTGCGATGGTAATTCTGCTTCCGCGGAAATTTCCTCTAATCGTTTTTGCACAGCCTTAAGAATATCACCATTTGAATTTTGGAAGAATTCTCTGATATAATCTTGATTACTAACAACGGTACCATCTTCAGTTTCAATTGAATCAACACAAACAGCCACAGTTTCTATACTGATATTGACTAGTTTATTCATACTTTCTCTTACTTTTTCAACACGTTCGTTGTCGGGTAAAGTACTGTCTCTTAGGTTAGCTAACAAGCGTTGTTCTTCGAAGTTAACACTATTATTTTTATTAACAGAGAAAAATTCCATTGGTTTAACTTTAATTTTTAAATTGTTAATCTCTACTCTTTTGTTATAATCGGGACATTTGGCACCACTAAGTACCACACGAAGATCTACGCTGTGTGCGTTATCTTCGTTACAGTATGGACATTTAGTATCTACTGGCATTTCGTATCCATAACTAGCAACACGAATAGCAATTAGCACAGTATCTACGTCAATGCTAGGCATGTGCCATGCATTAGAAATACTAGGGCAACAACTCTGCAGAACTTCTACAACTCCGGCACCGTTCATTAATGCATCGGGTGTGCGTATTGTAATTTCATCTCTTGCAGTCATTGGATAAATTGGGACTTCTCCTGTAACGGGTAAATTTAAACTACCCGGCATCCAGTATTGTCCGTTTGATGGTAATTTTATATAAAGTGCAGGCTGTCTAAAATATTTAGCTAGTGGGTTTGGTGCAGTCACTGGCGTGATATTAGGTGTATTTTCCATGGTTGATTTTTCCGATAAATATATTTGATATACTACTATTTATAGGTTAAAAAATGGCTGATAACGGAATTACCAAAGACGATTTATTTGCAGCATTTGACAGGTATTTTGGCAAGGGCGGCAAATCGTTTAGTTTTGATACCGACAATATTGAAGCGTTTGAAAAACAGTTAAAACAAACAACCGACGGCATGAAAAAAGGCCAGGGCGGTTTAACGACCTTTGCAAAAAGTCTCAGAGGTATCAGTGAACCGATTAACGATTTTAAAAGTGAGTTTGCATCACTTAGTGAATCAACTAAAAAACTCGAAGAAAGCCTGGATGATTTAGCTAAACAAGCCGAGCAAGCCATGAAGGACGGTGACTTAGAGAAAAAAGCTAAAATTGATAGTAAAATGGCAGAAATTCAAGGCACACAAGCTAAGAATCAATCAGCTGCTGTTACTATGAAGGGTATTGCTGTTTCAAAAGCGTTGCAATCGACTTTTAGTCAAATAACTGTAGCCGGTATAGATTATGTAAACTCAATGATTGAAAATAGTTTACAGTTTGCGTCTGGGTTACAAGCCGGTACTGCTGGTACAGAATTATATGCTAACGCTGCAATAAACGTAACTAAAGCTAATGCTAAATTAGTCGGAACAGTTGAAGATATAGTTGCCGGTGCAGCCGGCCTCCTTGCTGCACTAGGTTTAGTATTTCCACCACTTGAATTATTTGCTGGAGGATTGGGTGCATTAGCAGTCCTCCTACACCTAAGTAAAACAACATTAGACAAATATGCAGAAGGCCAAAAATTACTTAGTGACGAACTAACAGCAACCAAAAAAGCCTTTCAAGCAATAAACTCTGCGGGGTCGGTATTGGGCGGTGGTATGACGGAGTTGCGTAATCAAGCTAGCGAAGCGGGATTAACAGTATCTCAATGGGGCGACGTTATAAAAATATCGTCTAAGGATATACAAGACATGGGCGGTGGTATGGCCGATGCACAAAAACGTTTGGCCAAGATTGGAGGCGCTCTTCGCACATCTGGGTTAGATGAGCAATTAACAAAACTTGGTATGTCATATGAAGAACAAGTTTCGTTGGCGGCCCAAGTTTCTGCCGGTATGGTTGCTGCAGGCGATAAACGAAAAAATAATGAATTAGAAGTTGCTCAAGTAACAGCTAACTATGCTAAAGATTTAAAAGTATTAGCGTTAATTACTGGCGAAGATGCTAAAAAAGCTATGGAGAAAGCTAAGTCAGCTGCAATGGAAGCTGATATACTATCCAAAGCTAGACGTAGTACTGGTGGCCCGGAAGCAGTATTAAAAATGCAACAAGCAATCACCCAGGCGGATGCGCTCGGCATTAAAAAAGGTTTTATGGAGTATGTGAGTAGTGGCGGCAAAGCAGTAATGGATACCGCCACTAATGTTGCCATGACTCAAAATAGAGAATACAGCAACTTCATGAAGCAATCGCTAGGCGATGTGCAAGATGCCAATGTGTCGGCTCATCAAGCAATGGAGAATTCTGCACAGAATGTAACTAAAGCCACTCAGCGATCAATTGAGCTGTCAGATTCAGGGCAACTAGATTCGATTGGTCTAGCAAGCAGAGCTTCGAGTGCCACCGGGGAACTCACTGGTGCAATGGAAATTCTTAATAAAACCCTTGCAAGAGGGATTGTACTTCAAGAAGATGCTGCTAACAAGACTAGTCAAAGTGCAACAAATTCTGCCAACAACAAAGCCAAACTAGATCAAAATAATGCCGACCTAGAAAAGCGAGCACAATTAGAAAGAGTTAAACAACAAGATCAGTTTAGCGGTATGTTAGGTACGTATACAGATAAGTTAAAAGATTCTGGGGAATACTTGGATACATTTAAAGATTCTGTAATGTCTGCTACAAACTATTTAAATAAAATGTCTGGTGGTTCTGCAAAAGGCACAACGCCAGAAGCAAAACAAGAAAAAGAAACTAAAGCAACATACGATAAAACTATGGAAGGTGCATCGTTAAAGCAAAAGTGGGGCATTGGCAGAACTAAAGAACAAGAAGAAGCATTTGCGGCCAAATATAAAGCAGAACTTGCAGCAACCCAAGCTAGAAGTCGTGGTCCGGGCGTTGCGGCACCAGCCGGTGGCGCACCAACTACACCAGCATCTACTCCTGCAAAATCAGTTACTATACCCTCTGCAAGAGAAAGTGCCCCTGAGCCAGGCTCGGAAGCCCCAGTAGCACAAGGCGGGGGGAGCACTACACCAAAATTAGCAACAGTTACAAGTAAGAGTGGCAAGAGTGCCAGTGTTGGCGCTGCGTATTCAAAACAATTTCAAACGTTACTTGATTACCTTGATAGTGTGGGGTATGATATTAAGAGCCTGGGTGGATATGCTGATCGCGATGTTCGCGGAAAACCGGGTGTTAAGAGTGTACATGCCAAGGGCGGCGCATTGGATATTAATCCCGGTGAAAACCCAATGGGGGGAAAACTAGTAACAGATTTGCCGGCTCAAATTGGTGCTATTTCTAAAAGTATGGGTTTAGGATGGGGCGGGGATTGGAAGAGCATTAAAGATGCTATGCATTTTAGCGCAGCCGAAAACGAAGGCGGTACTGTTAAGATGTATGACAACGGAGGCGACATTACCAGTGGCGATTTAGGTATTGTTGGGGAAAAAGGTCCGGAAATAGTACAAGGGCCTGCTAGTGTAACATCTCGATCAGATACAACTGCCTTATTTAATAAGATGAACACCAATCTTGAAGCTATGCTTAGAGTATTAAAAGATCAACATGGAACTTCGGAAAAGATCTTATGGGCACAAAGCTAACGGCTAATAAATATAGCATAACAGAGAATATAATATGGCCGGTTGCAACTATTACGCGTATCAATACATTACTGAAGATGGGTTACCATACTACATTGGTAAAGGTAGTGGAACACGGATTAGAGAACACCATTTATATACTGAAGTACCACCAGAAAATAGACGTATTATTCTTAAAGACGGTTTAACTAACAAAGCAGCATACGAGATGGAATCAGAATTAATTAAATTCTATGGTTGTAAAAAACATGGTGGTATATTAGATAACAAAAAAGTAACAAGATGGGTAGCAGAACCGGGTTGGAAACATTCCGAAGAAGCAGTTGAAAAAATTAGACAAGGCAATTTAGGTAAAGTTAGAACCGAAGAACACAAACAAAAATATAGAAAACCTAAAACAGATAGCCATGCTAACAATATAAAAAATGCAGTTAAAAATCTTTGGGCCGACCCAGAGTATAAACAAAAACGATTAGAAAAAACGATGGAAACCCGTCGTAAAAATGGACATTCATAATGGCTGAAACACCCCGCGGTACGTGGCGCAAGTACTTTAAAACATCAAATTTACCTAGTAACGTAAGTCCTTTGGGAGGCGGCCGCATTGCCGATCCTGGATACCGTAACTATCAAAGTCAACTTCCTGAAGTTTATACAGGACAGCCAAATCGTGTTGAGCGGTATAACCAATACGAGCAAATGGATATGGACTCGGAAGTTAATGCAGCACTAGATATTCTGGCAGAGTTCTGTAGTCAAAAGAACTTAGAAAATCACACAGCATTTACTATTAAATTTAAAGAACAACCTAGCGATAACGAAGTTAAAATTATTAACGAACAGTTACAGCAATGGGTGGCACTAAACGAACTAAACAAACGTATCTTTAAAATTGTACGTAACACATTTAAGTACGGCGATCAAGTATTCATTCGTGATCCAGAAAACTTTAAACTAATGTGGACAGAAATGTCTAAAGTTACTAAAGTTATTGTTAACGAAGGTGAAGGTAAAAAGCCCGAGCAATACTTAATTAAAGACTTAAACCCTAACTTCCAAAACTTAACTGTAACAGCAGTTGCTACAACAGATACCTACATGAATCACCCGCAAACGGGTGGTCCTAGCGGCGCATATACACAGCCGCAAGCACCGTTTGGTGGTGGTAGTCGCTTTAGTAAAGCAATGAATGAGGCTGCGATTAATGCAGAGCACGTAGTTCACGTTAGCTTAACAGAAGGATTAGATGTATATTGGCCATTTGGCAACTCGGTATTAGAAAACATTTTTAAAGTATTCAAACAAAAAGAATTATTAGAAGATAGTATTATCATCTATCGTGTACAACGTGCACCGGAACGTCGTGTATTTAAAATTGACGTAGGTAACATGCCAAGTCATATGGCAATGGCATTCGTTGAACGTATTAAAAACGAAATTCACCAACGTCGTATTCCTACACAGTCCGGTACAGGCAACAACAGCAACATGATGGATGCTACATATAATCCGTTATCACAAAACGAAGACTATTTCTTCCCGGTTACAGCTGATGGGCGGGGTAGTAGTGTAGACGTGTTCCCCGGCGGTCAAAACCTAGGTGAAATCACCGATTTACGCTTCTTTACTAACAAATTGTTCCGCGGTTTGCGTATTCCTAGCTCCTATTTGCCTACTACTGCCGAAGATGGCACAGCAGCATATACTGATGGGCGTGTGGGCACAGCACTTATTCAAGAATGGCGCTTTAATCAATATTGTGTACGGTTACAATCGATGATTGCAGATAAGTTGGACAGTGAGTTTAAACTGTTTATGCGTTGGAGAGGTTTTAACATTGATGGATCATTATTCGATTTATCATTCAACGAACCACAAAACTTTGCACAATATCGTCAAGCAGATATTGATGCAGCACGTATTACTAACTTTACTCAGCTTGAACAAACACCTTATTTAAGTAAGCGTTTTTTAATGAAGCGTTATTTAGGTATGAGTGAACAAGAGATTAGTGAAAACGAAACAGCATGGGCAGAAGAAAAAGGCAATCCTGAGATGGCCGCAGTTGATGCTCCTAGCTTACGTAGCGGCGGTTTTAGTCCAGGCGGTGTAGCTGCGGATATAGAAGCATTGGGTCCCGATGCAGGTGTTGCAGAACCGGGAGCACCGGGTGCAAGTGGCCCAGGATCACAGGGTGCTGCAGGTGCAATTGGTGCAGGTGGTCCTGCACTTTAACTAAGAATTGGTAAATAGTTACATGTTTATTAACGAAATGTTTGACAAAGCTCCTGAGGGCTATTATAACGAGAAAGACGATAACACCACTTTAAAACTGGATGATACTCGTAAAACTCGTTTAACTCTTGCCCATTTAAATCAATTACGTCAAAGTCACGATGTGCGTAAATTGGAGCACGAAAAGAAATTGGAAACCATTTCAGCACAATATCAACAAGCTCCTGAAGCTGCTGGTCCTATGTAATGCGTCAGTATAGGGCAACAGTAAAAGTTGGAGGTATGTGGGTGCAAACTGTAATATTTGCAGACAATGGTAACGTAGCATTGAAATTAGCACAAGCACAATATGGGTCAAGTAATGTACAAGGTAACCCAGTTCCGTTGTAATATAGTAGTAAAATTGTAGTTATCTTTTAAAATTCATCAAAAAACCCCCGTTTAACCTTAATATGCGTAGTTTTGTGTAAATAACAATACAAAGCCACTTATTAAGGAGTTCTCATGAACAAGTTTGAAAAATTAATTGAATACATCATTAACGATGAAGATCAAAAAGCACGTGAATTATTTCACAGTATTGTAGTAGAAAAATCCCGCGACATTTATGAATCTATTATGGACGAAGAGTCTATGGAAGAGCATATTGGCGGCGCACAAGTAGAAGAGTTATCCGATGAATTATCACATGATGAATCACACGCTATGGAAGATGGCGAAGAAGGCGAAGAATTTGATGTAGACGGTGAAGACGGTTTAGGCGACGAAGAGCCAGCTGACTTTGGCGGCGAAGAAGGCAGCGACGAAGAATTTGGTCGTGGCGAAGAGGAAGATAAGATTTTAAATATTGACGCTAAGTTAGACGAGCTATTAGCTAAGTTTGATGAAATCATGGGCGACGAAGGTCAAGGCGATGAGCTAGCCGGTGATGAGTTTGGTGGCGAAGAGCCAGCCGACTTTGGCAGAGAAGAAGAAATTGGTGCAGAAGAGCCAGAACAGTTTGCCGAAGCAGCTGGTTCAGGTAAATCCGGTAATCCATTTGCTAAAGGTTCGGCACAATCAGGTAAATCTGGTTCAGCTAAGTCTGGCGTAAGCGGCAAGTCTGGTTCAGCTAAGTCTGGCGTAAGCGGCAAGTCTGGTAACCCATTTGCTAAGAAAACAGAAAGCAAACAATCTTCAAGTGAACTAATGCGTGAATACGTTGACCGTATTGGCGATATCTACGGTGGCGAAGGTGATGCGTCCGAAGGTGATGCAGTTGGTGCAGCTGGTAAGAAAACATCTGTTAATACTAAGCCGGGTTCAATTGGCCCAGGTAACAACTTTGGTGGTACTCCAGTTAAAGCAACTGGCCCAACTTCTAACCAAGATGGCACAACACCAACTAAAGCTAGTAACGAATATAACAAAGGTCAAAGCGAAATCAAATCTGGTAACCGTAATGTTCCAGGCGGTAAAGCAGACAAGTTAGAAACAACTGGTAAAGAGTACAGTAAAGAAAACGGCGCTGAAGGCCAAACTACAGACGGTAAAGTTGCTGTAGCTAAGAAATCAGTTCAAGTACAAAATACTGGCAAGAAGTAATTAATAGATTAGGGAACATAAAAATGGCTTTGTACCTAAAAGAGAATCTTAGCTTTGACCGGGCGGGGATTGTAGTTGAATCTGCAGACTCCGCCGACGGAAAGAAAAAAGATCTCTATATGAAAGGGATATTCATTGAGGGAGGCGTTAAAAACGCTAACCAACGTGTTTATCCCGTTCACGAAATTGAAAAAGCTGTTTCAACTATTAATGAACAAATCAAAGGTGGCTATTCCGTCTTAGGCGAAGTAGATCATCCGGATGACTTAAAAATTAATCTAGACCGTGTAAGCCATATGATCACAGAAATGTGGATGGATGGCCCTGCAGGGTTTGGAAAATTAAAGATTTTACCTACAGCAATGGGACAACTAGTAGAAGCTATGATTACATCTGGTGTTAAGCTAGGTGTTAGTTCCCGTGGATCTGGTCAGGTAAACGAAGGAAGTGGACACGTTAGTGATTTTGAAATCATTACCGTAGACATCGTTGCACAACCTAGTGCTCCTCATGCTTATCCAAAAGCCATCTATGAAGGCTTGATGAATATGCGTGGTGGCAACAAGGTATTTGAAACGGCACGTGAAGCCGCTCAAGATCAAAAAGTACAGAAGTACCTGAAACAGGGCATTGAAGCCCTAATCAAAGATTTGAAACTATAGGAGAAATATCCAATGTTAGATGCTATTAAACCATTGTTGGATAACGGAATCATTAATGAGGAAACTAAGGTAGCCATTGGCGAAGCTTGGGAAAGTCGCATTGTTGAAGCTAAAGAACAAGTTCGTGCAGAATTACGCGAAGAATTTGCTCAACGTTACCAGCATGATAAGCAAGTTATGGTTGAAGCTCTAGATAAAATGGTTACAGAGTCTCTCACTGCTGAATTGCAAGAATTCGCAGACGAAAAACAACAATTAGCTGAAGACCGTGTTGCATTTAAAAAGCAAATGGTTGAAAGCGCAGGCAAGTTCAATAACTTTATGGTAAGTAAATTATCTGAAGAAATTAAAGAACTACGTACAGATCGTAAAATTTACGAGAATGCCATTGGCAAACTTGAATCATTTACAATCCGTGCCTTAGCAGAAGAAATCAAAGAATTTGAAGCAGACAAACAAGCCGTAGTAGAAACTAAGGTTCGTTTAGTTGCTGAGGGTAAAGCTAAATTAGCTGAACTACAACAAAAATTCATTGCACAATCTGCTACTGCTGTTAAAGAGGCCGTTACCAGTTCGTTAGAGTCAGAATTGACTCAACTAAAAGAAGATATCCAAATTGCTCGTGAGAACATGTTTGGTCGTCGTCTATTTGAAGCATTCGCAAGCGAGTTTGCAGGTACTCATTTAAATGAGAACAAACAAATCCGTCAGTTACAATCACAAGTTGAATTAGTAACTGGTAAATTATCTGAAGCAGTTCAGGCAATCCAAGAAAAGAATGTATTAGTTGAATCAAAAGAACGTGAAGTTCGTATTATTAAGGAATCAGCAGAACGCAAGGATCGTCTTGCAGAAATGTTGAAGCCTTTAAACAAAGAGAAATCGGCAATTATGCGTGATTTACTCGAGAGTGTGTCGACTGAAAAATTGCAA